CCGATGGCAACGAAGGGCAAGGGGGCTTATTCACCGAAGATGGCTCTAGCGAAGGCGCTAAAACGAGCAGCGAACAAGCACAACGAGGAAGCCGGACGCGCAGCAGCCAAGATACTCGAAGGAGTCTCAAACCGAGTGCCGAAGCGGGTCGGCAAGGCGCGGTAAATGACAGACCGGTATCCGCCGAAACATCTGATCGAGGCACAGATAGCGAAGGAACCACAGACGGTGCTATTGTATCCTTGGATGCGCTCGACCAAGCGCAAAACCAAAGAACAGAAGAGCCAGGAACGCTATTATCAAAAGAAGCGGAGCGCAACAAAACAGCGCTGATGTTTACTGCGTTTGCGGATGCTGACCTAGATCCAAATATAGCAGTCAATTTCCCAGTGGCTAGGCAAGTCAAAATACTATCTCAGCAAATGGTCAATCGATTTGGCCTAAACATTGAGGTTTCCACCAAAGCGAATTTGAAAGATGCGCGTGACCAACTACTGGTTGGCTACCACCAGCTATCGATGCTGGCCAGCGCCTTCAACCTTCCTTACAAAGCCATTGGCTTAGAGGGAAATTTGACATTTGCGATTGCAAAAAACATCAATGCCTATGGAATGTACAACCCTGGAAGCAGAACAATCACTGTGCCACGGCGCGTCAACAGCTTTGGCCATGAGTGGTTCCACGCTCTAGATCATTACATTTTTGAGCGTTTCAACGAAATCCCAGTAGGCAAATACGGAATGCAGACCGATGCGGTTCGCGGGGAGGGCGCTGATGCCTTTGCCGAAAACACGCCTACCGGTCTTAAAGAAAGCTATATCGCTCTATTGAAGGCGTTGTTCAAAGATAAGGCTGGCGATGCCGCGCAGCTTAACGCCATCGAGCAAAAGATAAACGAGTTCGAGACACGCAATTTCAAAAAAGATTTCCGCAATATGGAGACTTGGAAACGCTTGGATGGGCAGCGGCAACGGCTGCTCGAAGGAACAGGTCGCGGAAAACTCACTGGCAAGACTCAATTTAGAAGAGACGCAGAGTTTTTTGCTGGGATCAGCATGAGCGATGCAAACTATTGGACAAGCCCAAGAGAGATGTTTGCAAGGGCTGGCGAGTCTTTCATTAGCAGGCAGATGATGTTGCAAGGCTCGAATGCAGATTTCTTAGCCAAAAGCCAAGACGCATATAACATGACTCTCGATGACCTCAAGGTCGATCGTGATGCGTTGGCGAAAGGCAAGGGCGATGTAAACGATGCCAGACTAGCTTTAACATTCCCCAAAGAAGCCGAAATGATGGAGATCTTTGGCGCTTATAAAAATTTATTAGACGCATTAGCTGCCGAAACAATTCTGGGCGAAGGCGAAGTTGGCAAAACCCCTGGCGATAATTTTGTTATCGATGTCCGTAATATGCACGGCGATAGTGCTGAAAAGGCTCTTGGATATATTGCAGAGCAAAAAAAGATATTCCGTGAAAGAAAGATCTTTTTGGCAAGAATGGAAGGAAGGGCAAAAGAGTACCAGAAATATGGTGGCCCTAGACTGATAGGTTCGGCAGCTAGAAAGACTTTAGAGGATAGCGTAACCGCGCCTTTGTTCTATCAAAAGAAGAGCATCATCAAAATGCTGATCGGGCGTTACCCAAATAGCCAAGGATTGCGCCGTTTGTTCAACCAGATTGGTACTGACACTGGCGGTGAACTACAAAGCACGGCAAAGGGCGGAAACCTTTTAGACTCACAAGCCAGAATGGTTCGCATATTTAGCGACAGACTGAAAAACATCATTAAAAAGCACGACATTGTCGAGTTTAATGATGCTGAGATATCGCAGCTGCGGATGATCCTAACAAGCCAAGACCAAACCGACTCTGCGCCATCCAAAGTTGTGGCTGCGGCTGGTGACTTCCGTCTGATGTACGACAGCTTATACGAGTATATGCGCGGGTCAGGCATTGAGATTGGCTATGCAAAGTCTGGCTATATGCAGCGTTTGCTCGATCATGTGGAGATCCACAATGACAAAGCTGGGTTTGAGGATGCCGCAAAAAAAGTTTACCGCATTGTTTTTCAGAATGAAGTTGGAAAGGAATTTGATGGAACTGTTGAGCAAGCCCAGGAGATCATCAGCTTTATCGGAGAAAAACGAATTGGAATTGCTGGAGAGCCGCAATACCAAAGCTTTGTCAAATCAGATGTCTGGGGAGCCATCACCGGATTTATCAGAGACAAGAAAAAAGCAGAGGCGGATAATGACGCTACCGCTTTGGCAGCGGCGGAAGCAGACTTGGAGGCGTTGCTAGAAGACCCAGAAACTCAAGAACTGCTTGAAACATTTTATAATGAAATGGAAGAAACCTATTCTAATTGGTCTTCCGCGTTGTGGTCACAGGCTATAGCAGAAGGGCAAGTTGGCGACCCGCAGACAAGTGGTGCGCCGCAATCAGATTTCCGTAAAGAGCGCACACTGCCTCCAGAAGCCGATGCGATTATGGAAAAATATTACATTAGTGACCCAACGGAGAACCTGACCACATACATCCTTGGAGCCGTGCGGAAGGCTGAATACAATAGAAGGTTTGGCAAACATTTAATTCCAAAAGGGGAAAACCCAGGCAACAAATATCAAGATTATTTGGCTTACACCCTCGCTAAGATAGCTAGCAGAGACAGGCTTTTGTCCTCTGAGTTAAATCTTTTGTCCGAGTCGGTGGACACAATGCTTGGGCGGAACGTATCTGGTTACACCGCAAACAGCCCCCAGAAGGTCGCAAACCGATTGTCTGCATTGCTGTCCATAACCCTGCTTATCCGCGCTCCGATTGCCTCGATCGCAGAGCCAATCACGACAGCCCTAACGACAAATGACACCGCCACTGGCATGAAAGCGTTTGTAATGACGCTACAAGAACTGCCAAAAGTACGCGATATGTCGAAAAACAGGGCTGAAGATATCCGGCTGCGTGGACAGTTTGCGCGGATTATGGGCGTGATCGATGACCCAGAGGTTGGAGACATCATAGCCAATCGTATTGGTGGCGAGTTTGCTGGCGATAAAAACCTCAATAAAATGATGAGCAGCTTCTTTTATAAGATCAAACTAGCTGGCATCACCAATGCTCAACGCAGAACAGCATCGAGGATTGGCTTTCAGTACCTGACTGAAATGGCATACGCATACAAAAACCCAATCAACGAAAAAGAAAAGTTAACATCAAATTCTATACTGAATGACATGGGCGTAGCTGATGAACGCATCGATCAGTTTGTCGATTACCTTCTCAGCTTCAATAATGTTGAGAGGGCAAAAGGCATCCGTGACACGCTTCTGCGCGGCGAGGGCAAAGGCAAAGTTAAAGGAAAGCTTTATTTGCCTGCCGCCGAAGATGTTATGAAAGACGATGGCCTATACACCGACATGGGGGAGCAGCTGGCTGTTTCTATCATGCGTTTCGTTGATATGACGATTCAAGACCCTCGATCATCCGACAGACCGACATATGCAGAGCATCCAATCGGGCGTTTTGTTTATGGAATCATGTCTTTTGTTTACTCATTCCAAGACAAAGTGCTGTTCGCAATGGCTCGAAGAGCAAGCCGAGCAAAGTCAATTGCGTCAAAGACTGGGTCATCTGCTGCGGCGGCAAACACAGAAGGCGGCGCATATCTGGCAGCAACAATAGCTGGGCCTCTTCTTGCCCTGGTTACTGCCCATATGTTGGTCAGCACTTTGCGCGAGTTCCTGTTAAGCCGAGAGCGGTGGGATCGCGAATGGGATGAGGCAGACGAGGATGTTGGAAAATTCTTTAAGAATTATCTTTTGCCACTGGGAGCCAGCCGAGCCGGACTAACTGGTGCATTCGATCCGATATACCAAGCGTTTACTGGAATGAAGTACCAGCGAGACATAGCAACATCGTTAACAGGAACCGGCAGCTATATTCTTACGTCAGGACAAGACATTCTTTCTCCGCTGATTAACAACACGCCTAACACTCTGTATTCCGAATACCGTTTCTTGCGTGGGCTTTGGAACCTGACAGTTAATCCGGCTGTATCTACAGCAATAGCAATTGCGCCATTGTCTCCAGCAAACGCACTTGGGGCAACAGGCGCTGCCCAATACATCACCAGCACAAGCACAAGAGACAAAGCAATTAACTTAATGCTGGAGTCGATCTATGGTGAAGGTTATGTTCGTGGATCCAAGGGAAAGACAAAAAAGACAAGGCCAAAGACCACTCCGACCAACTTCCTTTTGTAGAATCTACAGTATCGACAGTGACTTACGCGGTTTTCCTCGATCTCATTCCCGCACAATCTACAAAATCAACGCCCCAAAACGCCCCAAATGGCAACAACGCCCCAAATGGGGCGTGGTTACAACACAACTTTTTTGGTGATTCTCGCGATCATCGATTCACGACATCAGATAAATATTCTGGCGATAGGTGCTTATAGTTCTTTTCCACAGTGGCCATTGTGTCGCCCAAGAACGCAGCAATCTTGTCCATCGCTATGCCGTCCATAGCGGCTTTGGTTGCCCAAGTGTGGCGGAATACATGCGGCGTTAACCCATGTATATCGAGCGACCTGACCATCTTTTGCCATTCGTTGTTGATGTTCTTGCTGTTATCCATGACCAGTTTTGACACACACTCAGCCGCTGCGCGTTCAAGCATGTTTCCGAGTCGGTTATCCATTGGGATAAATGGACGGCGTTTTGATGTTTGAAGCCGCCCAGTGGGCAAGAAGTTTATCTGCTTGCGGTCTAGGTATACTCGATCCCACGGCAGTTCGAGGATCGCAGTTTTGCGCTGTGCGGTGTACCTTGCCATGTAAACAAACCGCGTGATACGCGGCAACCGGTTCGACTTTTGCGCTAGGCCGTCCACATAATCTAGACAAGCTTGGATCTCATCGTCAGACAGGACGCGATCTCTGGGCGGGGAAGGTGGGGGCAACTCGACATAGGGAAGGATCATCCGATCGATCCTTAACTCGATAGGCTCAACCCGATCACACATAAAATTGAACGATGCTCGAAGGCATTGCAGTTCTTTTCTAATTGTGCCGGACGCAGCTGGGCAACGGCCAATGGATCCGCGCTCTCGCAATCGAGTGTATTTTTGTGCATCGATGCGGCTGATATCTTTAACGCGCCGGTTGCCAAAAAACGCTTTTAGATTGTTTATCAAGCTTGGATATCTAGCTTCTGCCAGCATCCGCCCTTCAATCCACTGGTGAAACCACATATCCAGACAATGCCCAATCAAAGGATTGGTGCTTGGCTGCATCATGTTGTGGCCTTCTAGCCAGCCCTCAAAGCGTTTGACTGCGATCTTCTGATCATCCGTCCGTAAGCTTGTTCTGGCTGCGCGTCCGTTTTTTGCATAATAGACGTACCAGTAGCCATTGTCCTCTTGTGAGAGCCTTGGCGGTTTTTGATTTGCCATTTTTCCACCTCTATCATTTTCTCGATCTCATGCCGATCAATGCGGATGGATCGATAACCAAGCTTTATTGTTTGCAGCGCTCCAGTCTTGCGATAGTTTTCTATCGTTCTAACAGACACTGACAGCAAATGAGCAGCCTCACGTTGAGTGATAAGCCGACTCATTTATTTGCGGTTAACTAATTGCAACACTTCTAAAGCGACTGCGGTTGGAACTTTCATGTCCACTCTTAACCACATATGGTCTGGATCACCTGGAACGGCTCTCATCTCTTGACTCAATGACTCTGATCCAAATGCATTTGACTCATATTGTGGGTAAAGATCATTAGGCTGAATATTAAGAGCCTTTGCCAATTTTTTTAGATTTACTGGTGTCGGAACGCTCTTTCCCCTGATGTACTGAGAAATAGAATCCCTTCCAAGCCCAGACATTCTGGCAAGGTCACTTTGTGTAATGCCCATATCGACAACCATTTTATATACTCTTTTGCCGAACTCCAGATTTCTTTTGGTTCTATTACTAAGATCCACAGTGCCTGCCGCCGCAGGCTCACTGCGACTTGCGTGTTCTTTATCTGACATAGCCAACCACTCCCATCTCCCATGTTGCTTTTGTCGAAAATTGCGATTGACCAAAGCATATATCGTACATATTGTCTATAGACATTTTGTATATTTTTTTGGTTGCCACAGAATCTGGTTTCTGGCATTGTCGATTGTATCGAAAGTAATAATCTACAAGACAGAAGGCCAGTAAATGAAATTGACACTTGATACCAGAAAGATGGTTAAGGACTTTGGTGGGCTTACCGCTTGCTATCGAGCCTTAAATAATCACGGATTTGAAGTGTCTAGAGATGCTGTTGATAAATGGCGGCGTCGCAGATCATTAAGCACAAGAAGCTTAATTCAAATGGCGGTAATTGCGAAAAAAACAGGCAAACGATTTGATCTTTATGATTATATCGAAATAGAGACTGGAGCCGATAAATGAAAACTGCCGAAACAAATTCAAATGTTGTCAAACTAAGATGCGCCAAATTCCTAAACGAGTGTGAGGCTGACCTTAAAACCGCAGAGCCTTGGTCAGAAGAAAAGACGCATATTATGTATTTGCTTGCCCAATATATCAGAAACCCCGCTTTGGCAGTGAATACAAGAATGAAGGCTTTGTCACTGATTGCTGAACATTCTGACATGGCACAAGCATTAGCCGAAGCAGGGTTTCCAAGAACTATAACTGTCAGCCAGCTTGAGCGCGAAAGCCTTGATGAGGCCGGTAAGAATAGCGTCCGTTGGGAAACTAGTCGCTAATGTGGGGAATTGACCCAGGGGTTAGCGGTGCGCTTTGTCACTTTGATGCAACCGAGGGGTTTGTCGAAGTGTTTGATATGCCGATCCTTGAAATCAACGGAAAAAAGCATGTAGATGCTTGGGGTGTATGTAGACTGCTCAAGCAACATGATAGCGCGGTTTGGATCGAGCGTGTTGGCGCAAGACCTGGTCAAGGCGTTGTGTCGATGTTTAATTTTGGCCGCAGCTACGGCACTTTGATTGGTGCTGTTGCGGCTCTCGAAATGCAAATGAATTATGTCACGCCGCAAGAGTGGCAAAAGAAAGTTAAAATGCAGTCTGGTAAAGACGGCAGTCGAGCAAGGGCATCGGAATTGATGCCAGCATACGCACATTTGTTTAGCCGGAAGAAGGATGACGGCAGATCGGATGCAGCTTTAATCGCCTTTTACGGCTTTTGTTATGGGAGCAATGTAGATTCTAATGACTGACACAATCGACAAAAAGAATATTGGGAACCGAAAACAGGTTGAGATCAAGAACGGTTTTGAGATGCACAACCGTAAGCATGTCAGCGTTTCGCAGATCAATAAATTTCGAGAAGCGCCTGACGCATGGCTTGCACAGTATCTAATGGGTCATCGCTTTCCCTATGGTTTTGCGGCCATGCAGGGTCTGGCTGTCGAGTCCGGCATCGAGCAGGGGCTTTTCAACGGTATCGTTGATGATGAGTGTGTGCGCTATGCGCTGGAGCGGTTCAAGGCAGACACGACTTTAATGTCTGGCGCTGTCGAGGAACTCGAAAAGCGTGAGCCGATCATGCGCCAGATGGTTTACAACGGATTAGAGCAGCTGCGTGACTTAGGCAGGCCGGATGAGCCGCCAGTCGGATCAAAGCAGCACTCGATTGGCATTCCGATCAGGTTTGCCGAAGGTGACAATGGAACGGTCAATTGCATTGGCTTCTTGGATTTCTATTACCCGCAGCACGACAATCTTGTCATCGATCTGAAAACCACAAGCAAAGCACCGTCAAGCTGGTCACTGAGCCACGGCATTCAAGCCGCCATTTACAAGAAGGCGGTTGAGGCCATGACGCAGAAGCCATGCACAGTGAAGTTTTTGTATGTGCTGACCCGCAAAAAGGATCCGTATGTCTGGTTGGAGATGACCGATCCAGATTATTACATCGACACATTCAAACGCACAGTCAAACAGCTTGAAGCCATGCTGCGCGTGAGCAGTGATCCGAAAGACTTGGTGAAAATCATACCGCATAACCCAGACTCTTTTTACTGGGGCAACGCGCACGACATAGCAGCCGATGTCTACAGAGATATTTGATCTACATGCTGAAGGCGGCCTTGAGTTTGTCGATGGGGAGTTTGAAACCGACCCATACACCAGACTCTGGAAATCCGTCCTTGTGTCAGCGATCTCTGATGCCATGCAGCTGGAGTCGCCACTGAAGTACCGGCGGAACGAAGCGCGTGACGCGATCAGATGGCTGGTACACGGCGGGGCGGATTTTGAGGAAGTCTGCATAAACGCCGGAATTGAACACACGATTTTTAAGAAAGCTGCTCTCGAACTTTTAGAGAAGCGTCTTGGCCGAACCCTCCTCGGCAGCGTGATCGCCCAACACGTTTTACCTTGGGCGTAAAACCTTTTTAATAGGAGTCTATAATGGGGTTAAATTTTGTATCAGCAGGGGGCGGCAGCCCTTTTATCCGGTTTTCTGTCGAAAACAATGAGTGGCTCATGTCCACTGGTGGCGGAGAGTTAGAGCCAGTCGATTGGAGCAGCCCAGTCGTTGTCGATGTCGAAAACGTGCAGCAAGGCTGGCTAAAGCTTGAAGGTGGCCGCGATTGGATCGAGTGGCCGAACAACCAGCCAACAGAAAAGCCAAACGATATGTATCGGCAAGGCTTTG